CTACCGTAAACACAGCAGGTTACTTTAACGATGCAGCAAATATGCTTGCTGTTCGTGACTTGATGATTGTTTGCGATACAAACACGCCAACAACTCACTTTGTTAATGTTCTTTCGAACACTGGCTCTGTAGTAGATGTTTCAGACGGCACTGCTGTTGTTGAAACAGATGGTGATTAATAAAGGAGTGGGGGGTTAACGCCCCCCATTTATATATATGGCAGTAACAAGCACTTCAGCAGACTCCCCTGTAGATGTATCTAGCAGGGCATTAATTTTGATAGGCGCAGAGCCTATTACTTCGTTTGACGACGGAAACAATGAAGCACTCGTTGCTTCTAATATGTATGAAGATGTTGCTAGATCATCACTTGTTAATACAAGGTGGAGATTTGCAACTAACCAAGCTGTTCTTAATAAATTATCTGATGCTCCTACTGGGAGATATGATTCAGCTTACCAGATACCAAGTGACTCATTAATGCTTCATGCAGTAACAGTAAATGATCACCCAATATTATATCAATCATATGGCGATAAAATATTTTGTGATGCTGGTTCTAATGACTCATTAATATTAGATTATACATTTAGAGTTGATGAGGAGTTTTGGCCTTCTTATTTTATAATAGCTGTAGAGTATGCTTTAGCTAGTGTATTTGCAGTAGCTCTAGCAAGAGATGCAAGTCTTTCTCAATTAATGGAACAGAAAGGTTTGATGGCTATGGCTAAAGCTAGAGGTTTAGATTCACAACAACAAACAAATCGTACTCTAAACACATCGAGGTTTATAACTCAAAGGCGTAGTTGATGCAAAAAGTACGAGTACCCATTACTAACTTCCAGTTTGGCGAAGTAAGTCCTTCTTTATATTCAAGAACTGATTCTGATATCTACACTGCTTCTGCTCAACGAGTAGAGAATTTTTTTCTTAGAGCAGAGGGTGGAGTTATTAAACGTGCAGGATTAGAAAATATATATGAGTATGATACTACAATAGAAAGAACTACGTTTACTATTACTGTATCTGACTATGCTAATATAGCAGCAGGAACACAAGTAAAATTTTCTGATGCAGATGGTAACTTATTTACTCTGCAATCAGAAACAGCAGGAAGTGGTGCGCCATCTTCTTCTTCTGGTAATATACATTTCTTTAGACCCAACACATCAAACAATGTAACAGCAGATAATATTTTTACTGCTATTAATGCTATTGATGGTTTTACTGTAGCTAATCCAGCAGCGGCAGTTGTTACTGTAACAAGAGACAAACCTAATGGCGGTACACATTTAGCAACAGAAAGCACAGATGTTGCAAGATTAACTGTTATAAACTTTAGTGGTGGCTCTAAGGTTCAATCAAGACTATTACCTTTTATATTCTCTGATGATGAGCGATATATAATATCTTTAGAAAATGCTAAGCTAAGATGCTTTCAGATAAGCCCAACAACAGGTGCAGTATCTTTAGTAGCTACAGTAACGGCAGATACTGATAGTAATGCGTTACCTTTTTCAGATGCCTTTATGCACGAATATACATTTGCTCAAGCAGGTGATGTTATGTTTATTTGCCATCCATTGTTTATGCCAAGGCAGTTAGTTAGAACAAGTCTTACTACATTTCAAGTAGAAGTGTTTGCATTTGATGTTAAGTCTGATTCTAAGTTAATTTACCAACCATATTTTTCTTTTCAATCGTTAGGTGTTACACTTGATCCTTCTAAAACTAGTGGTACTGGTGCTACATTAACTACTAGTGTTGCTTACTTTGACACTACAGGAACTCAATCTGGTGGTAATTATGCTAGTTCTTTACACGTTGGGGTTACTCTTAGGTATCATGGATCTGAAATAGAAATTACCTCTGTGCAATCTTCTACTCAAGCAACAGGAACTATACTTGATTCTTTAGAGCAAACATTAGATGTAAATGCTTTTAGAACAACAGATGGTTCTGCTGAAGTTATTGTTACTCATGTTAAGCATGGTTTGTCTGTTAATGACGTTGTTGTTGTTTCTAAAGCAGCAGCAGTAGGTAGTATATCTTCTAGTAATCTTAATGGCTCAAGAACTATTACATCTATTGTTGACGATAATCATTATACTTTTGATGCAGGTGGTTCTGCAAATGCTAGTGTTGATGGAGGTGGTGCGCCAGTAATGACTACACACGCTGCTTCTGCTAATTGGTCAGAGCAGTCGTTTTCTGCTCTTAGAGGATTTCCTGCGGCTGTAACATTTCATGAAAACAGATTAGTTTTTGCTGGTACTATATCACAACCAGATTCTATCTTTATGAGTAAGTCTGCTCAGTATTATAACTTTGATGTAGGTACGGCAGAAGACAGTGACTCAATACAAATTACAGCAAGTATCGGTGAAATAAATCAAATACTACATTTAGTATCTAATCGTGATTTGCAAATATTTACAACTACATCTGAAATGTTTGTACCTTCATTTCAAAACAAACCATTAACACCAACTACAACTACAGTTAAAAGACAAACGCCTTTTGGTAGTGATTTTATTAAACCACAAGTAATAGATGGTGCTACTGTATTTGTTCAAAAAGGTGGAGCTATTGTTAGAGAGTATTTATTTACTGACTCAGAGTTAGCTTACTCAGCAGGGTCAGTATCTGCTTTATCTAGCCACCTTATTAAAGCTCCAAAAGAAATGAACATACTTTATGGTGCAATAGATAGGACAGAAAGTTATATATTTGTTGTAAATAATGATGGTACTCTTGCTGTATTTAATTCTAACAGAAATGAAAAACGTGCAGGTTGGACAGAGTTTACTTGTCAAGGTAGGTTTATGTCTACTGTAACTATAGATGACAGAGTATTTGCTAACATAGTTATTAACACTGGTGCAGGAACGCACACAATGTTTTTATGTGAGTTTCAAGCGGCACTAAATACCGATGTGTCTAAAGTATATACTGGTAGTGCAGGTGTATTTGATGTGTCTGCTACTTACGCTAATGGTGCTGTTGTTGATGTGGTTAATGGCACAAACTATCTTGGTCAATTTACTGTAGCAGGTGGCAACGTAGATGTTTCTGCTGTTGAGTTAGCTACTGTAGCAGAGATAGGATTAAAGTTTGATGTTAATTTAATTACAAATCCAATAGATATGGTGTCACAAAGTGGGCCAGTTACAGGTGAACCAAGGAGTTTAGCTAGTGTAGTTGTTGACTTAAACACTACTCTATCTGTAAGTGTAAATGGAACTAATCTTTTAATTAGGCAAGTTACTGATGATTTTTCTTTGCAACAACAACCAGTCACAGGCAAAAAAGAGTTTAGGTTACTTGGATACAATCGTGATCCACAGATCACAATAAGTCAATCAGCACCATTACCAATGCAGGTTAATGGTATAATAGCGGAGTTAGTATTCTAATGTGTTTTGAAGTTATAGCAATGGTTGCAAGTGCTGGAAGCACTATGATTCAAATGGATGCTCAAAGAAAGCAAGCAGAATCTCAAAAAAGAGCTGAAGACAGGCAAGGTAAACAAATACAAATTGATAGAGAAGTAGGAAAAGTGCAAGCAATGCAAAATCAAAATGCGCGTGTACAAGAATATATTTCTGCTGAAAAATCTAATATGGCTGTGTTTTCTGCAAGTGGCGTTGATGTAGATAGTGCATCAATACAAGCTTTTCAAGAAGCTAATGCTGTTACTGTTGGCGAAGATTTAAATGCTATAGCTTTTCAAGCTGATTATGAATCTCGAACTAGGACTGTGCAAGCAGGATTGGCAAAAGAAAGAGGTGCTAATGCTTTAAGTGCAGGGTATGCTAATATGATGGGTACTGCTCTCACAGGCATTTATAATATTGCAAGTATAATGCCAGCTAGAAAACCTACTACTGTTAAAACACCAGCTTCAAATACTTCTAGAACAACAACATATTCAACTGGCAAGGCATATTAATATGGCGGTTACTAAACAAAAAAGATCCTACATGAATCGACCAATAGGTGTTACTAGATTTGAAACTGGTGAAGATGAAATGTGGGAATCTGTTGCTAACACTGCTAGTCAGTTAAATCAAATAGCTTTAAAAGAAGGTGCTAAACAAGCAGAACAATCTGGTCTTGACGCAGCTATGGCTGTTGAGCAATCTGAAATAATTGCTTTTGATGCTGAAAGTGGAAAGCCAAAAGCATTAAATCCTAAAATGTTTAGTGGCGGCATTATTGCTAGAGATGCTTATAAACGTGTTGTAGAAAAAAGATTTGGTGCTTCTATTGAAAGTGAATTAAAATCTAAAGCTGCTGAACTGCAATTAAAATATAAATTTCAACCAGAATTATTTCGCGAAGAAATGTCTAGGTATGTTGCTGATATGCACGAAAACGCACAAGGTAAATGGAAAGAAACTGTTAAAGTTGGTGGGGTAGCAATAACAAGAGCTACTGAATTAAATATTCAAGCAAATGCAATAGAAAAAAATAATCAAGAACTTGCTTTAAATATTCAAGAACAAGCAAATAATTTTTTAAATAAAGAATTTTATAATAACTTTATAAATTTTAACAAACAGCAAGCATTAGATAATGTTAACACGCAAGCAGAAGAATTAATTAACACAATGGAAGATGCAGAAGCATCAGGAATTATACCAGTAGGTAGTGCAGAAGAATTTGAAAATAATTATCTAACAACTTATGGAGTTTATGAAGCTCAAGAAATGTTAAGAAATAATACTATTATTCCTTTAATAGGTGGAGATGAGCAAAGAAATGCTCTTTCTATTGCTCTTACTACTGGAGATTATAACTCTTTAAATAACCCTAAAAATCAAGACGCAAAAAAAATACTTACAGATTTAATAGCAATTACTGGCGGTGACAAAAATATTTTAAGTTCTATTGGAACTAATATAGGAAAAAATATTGAAACATTAAATGTTCAATCACAAGCAAAACAAGCAGCCGAAGTTGTTAGCACTGTTTATGATTTTGAAGCAAAACAAATTTCTACAATAAACAATATTGAATTTGAATTTGCTGATAAAACAATAGATTTATCTAAAAATGGAAAAATTGAAACTAATCTTAGGCAATTAGATAGAGAAGCAAATTTATTAATTAGTCAAAATCGTTTAAATAAAGACGCAAATATACAAACAAAATTAAAAATTATTGAAGCAAACAAAGAAACAATAAAAAACTCTATTGCTAAACAATCTATATTTGAATTAATTGCTACTGAGGTTAGTGGGGAAGAAGACGATTTAAATATTCTTGATATTAAAGTACTTTTACAAGGTGACATGGGTAAGGTTAATAATCTTACACCTCAAGGTCAAAACATTGTAAATTTTATAAATAGAAATAAAATAAGCATTGCTGGATTTGCAGGAATATTTAGTGATAAAACAGGGCAATACTCACAAGCTGCAATAAAAGAAAAATTAAATCAAACTAAAGCAGCATTTGCTGAAGAAGAACAATTTAAAAAAAGTTTGTCTTTAAATACGTATGAAGAAAATGAAAAAAATTATAATACTTTAATTGATAAACTTAATGATCCAAAAGGAAATTATTCTAAAGTAGAATTTGATAGAATTAATGCTTTAAAAAGAAGATTAACATTAATTATTTCTCAAGAAGCTTTAGGCCAAATAGGATTTAAAAACAGTAACGAAACATTAAATACATTAGCATTTTTAGAAGGCAATGATAACGCTTTAAACAATATGCCTAAAGTAAAAGAAATATTAGAAGATATACAAAGCCGAGGTATTTTACCTGCAGAATTAAAACCAACTATTACAAGTATTAATAGCAGATTAAAACAAAGCGAAACAGCAGAAAGCGCACGTCTTAAATTTATAGAAAATAAAAATACAATAATATCAGGTAGTAGTACAAACAGCACAGTAGATAAAAGAACAGCGCAATCTATATTTATAGATCCTTATTTACCTTTAAAATCTAGTGAGCCATTTGCTATTGATATTCAAGATACAAGTGCAAAATTTACTTTAGCAGAAAATTTAAGTAATCCAAATTTAATGCAAGATAATCCTAGATTGTTTGCAGGTTTAGTTGCTTCTATGGAACTTAATGTTATTCCAACAGAAGTAGAAACATTTTTTAATAATGTATCAAGAGGTGTTGCTAACATTGAGCCAGAACAAGCTGCTGGCGTTACTGCATTAGTAAACACTTTAATGAATAGAGTGCATCCAGATTCTTCTCAATCGCATGATTTATTAGATGATGTATTAAATGCAGAAACATATAGCATATTTAAAACAGCTATTGGAATTACTAAAACAGAAGGAAATGAAAAAGCATTAGAATTTATTTTAAATGCAAATAAAATTAATACTAAAGATTTTAATGCTAGGTTTGATGTGTTTTTAGATACTTATGAATATTCAAATGTAAAATCATTTTTAAAAGATATTAATGATGATTTAGGAAAAGATGGTCAGGCAATAGAAGATTTTATTCCTTATGTTAAACATTTATATTTAAGCGGAATGGATATAACTGATATAAAAGACAAAATAAAAAACCGTTATAAAGAAGCTTATAAAGATACTGAAGGGTTAGTTATTGATGCTGGAAATCAAAATGTTAATAGATCAAGAAATTCTATTGCTTCTACTTATGGAAAGATACCAGGATTAGAGCAAAAATTTATAGGTCATGTTCAGCAAGAATTAAGTAAAATTAGTCCTCATTTAATTTTTGAAAAAGATGCAACTTTTGTAAGTAGAATTGCTAATTTATCTGATCTTGCTTTAGCTGGTGTTGCTATTACTGCTCAAACATTTATAAACCAAAGTATTGCAGAAAAATTAGATGTTAAAAAAATAGCTTTAAATTTTTATAATGAACAAATAGCAAAAGGTAAAGCTAAACGAGTTGTGTTAGTACCAATTCCAAGCTCTGATCAATTAGTAATACATGCAGCTTATGTAAGAAGAGAAGACGGTGGATTAGAACCAGTAAGAACTGCTGATGGAGACCATTTAGCATTTAGCAATAGAGATGATTATCTTATTAATTATTTAAATAATAAAACAAATACAGAATCTAATTATACCTTAGAGCAATTAGAAGATTCAATAAGATACAGAGAAAATCTTCCTGCTATGGAAAGAGATGAAGAAATAATGTTAAAAGCATACCCAAAATTATTTATGCCAGCAGGATCTTAAATGGTTTATAAATTAACTCCGTACAGAAATCAGTTAAATTTAGGTCAAGAATTATCTGATCCTAATGTACCTTTTTGGAGTACAGTTGGTGCTTCTCTTGGATATACATATGATCCAATGCTTGAAGCTATAAGAAACAGAATAGAATTTACTGGAGTTGATTTAAGTTATTCTCCTAAAGATGACTTAAAAGGTTATGAGCAATATGGCTCTTCTTTGCTTTATGCAAGAAATGCAGATCATATGAAATCATTAAAACGAGGTATTGATGAAAATACTAGACGCAGAGAAATTTTAGAAAATTCTAGTTTTTGGTCACAAATAGGAGCAGGTATTTTTGATCCAATTAATTTAGTTACATTACCTTTAGGTGGCCCTGCACTTACTGTAGGTAAAACTTTTTTAAGAGGTGCTGTTGGCATTGGAGGATTGCAAACTGGATTAGAAGCTATTCGTTATCCAGTTGATCCAATAGCTACTGTAAGTGAATCTGCTCTTAACATTGGGTTTGCTGCTGTTACTGGCGGATTATTAACAAGTGCTATTTCAGTACCAGCAAGAGTAAGAAACAATTCATTTGATCGTATGATTTCTAATGCACAAAAAGCACAAAATGAACAAGCTGATTTAGATAATGTAAGTTTAATGATGGGTAATAATACTTTATCTCAAGCACAATTAAAATCTGCAAGAAACAAATTTCAAAATAAAACAACAGAAGATTTAAGAGTTGACCGAGAAAAAATTGCTAAAAAAATAGATGATATAAATGTTAAGATGGGAAGCGGTAAACTTGACACAGTTAAATTAGAAAAATCAAAAACTTACCAAACAAAAAGATTAGCTGGTATAGATAATGAACTTGGTGTTAGGCATTTAGAAATTAGAAACACAGTTTCAAGCGATAAATATGCTATTGCTTCTGGGGGTTGGATAGGTAATTTAATAAGCACACCTTTAAAAAGAGTTCTTGGTGCAGATAATATAGATTATGCAAAAAGAACTATGTTAGAAATGGCAAGTGATAGCGGTGTTTTATTAAATCTTCATAAATTAGGAATGACTGTAGCTCCTTCTATTTATCAAAGAGCAGTAATTAAAAATGGTGAATGGGTTCAAGTTTATCAAAAAGTATTAAAAGAATGGGGAGATCAAATTGATACTGATGCTAAAACTTTTATGGGAGTTAACACATCTGACTTAGCGGTAAGAGCAGAAAACTTTGCTGGCAAACCAAATGCAAGACAAACCTTTAATGATTTTTTAATTGAAGCAAATAGAAAAAGAACATTTGCAGAAGAAGGTGCTACACCATCAGAAAAAAATGCTATCCAAGAATTAAACAAATTTTTTACTAAATGGGAAACTAGATTAAAAGCAACTGGTCAAATAGGTAACGAGGTTAATATAAGAAAATTAATTAATGACTCTGAGCTTGAATTGCAAAGATTAAAAAATGCTTTTGAAGATTTAAAAACAAGACAACCTAATGCTGCTAGATTTAGAACAAAGTTCTTTGAAGATAAAATTGCTAAAGAACAAAGTAAAATATCTGAGAATACTCTTTCGTTGCAAACAGCAGGAGATGTTATGCCAGCAGGAGAAAAATCTTTTCTTCCTAGATATTGGGATAAAAATTATATTAAGAAAAATAGAGAAGATTTTGAAGTTATTATATCTGAGTGGTATAAAGATAACCCTCTTATTTGGTCTAAAGGTTCAGACAACAAATGGGTTCAAACTAATTTAAATGATTCTCCAGAAGCTATTGCATCTAGAGTAAAGAAAACTGTTGATAATATATTAAATATAGCTGATGGCGAGGACGTACCAAATGTAGGCGCAGGTAAATCAAAACATTTTAAACATAGAGAATTAGATATACCTAATCAATTAGTTTGGAATTATATTGTTCAAGACCCTATAGCTATTATGAAAGGATACACTCATAAAGTTGCAGGTAAATATGAGTTTGCTAAAAAATATGGCGGTAAAGATGTAGAAGATGTAATGGATGACGTTACAGAACAAATGTATGCGGCAGGTAAAACAGAAAAAGAAGTATTAGCTTGGAGAAAAGATTATTACCATATGCACCAAAGAGTTGTTGGCTCAACATTAGAAAGAAGTCCTGATGCTTGGGACAATCAAGTTGCTTATTATTTAAAAGAAGCAGCACAACTTAATTATTTAGGTAGCGCAGGTATATCAGCAATACCAGATTTTGCTAAAATTATGATGGAACATGATTGGCAAGATATAATTAAAGGATTGCAAGCTTTATTATCTGACAACAAAGTAACATTAAAAGGTAATGAAGCTAAACTTGTTGGTGAAGCTATAGAATTAATTCAAGGCAATTCGCATTTTAGAATGGTAGAAGATATTACTAACGATGTTAATGCTTCTACTAAATATGATAAAATTAAAAATACTTTTTATCTTGCTAATGGTTTAGCACCAATAACACATTTAGCAAAAACACTAGACTCTGTTATTCGTGGGCATTCTTTAATTGATATGTCTAAAAAATTAACTGTTGGTAAGGCAAGCAAACTAGAAGTATCTTATTTAGCTCGCTATAATATAGACAAAAAAATGGCAGCTAAGATAGCCGCAACTCCACACGAAACAACAGCTAATGGATTAATATTACCAAATACTTTAAAATGGGAAACGTCACCAAAAGTAGACGAAGAAACATTAACAACATTTAGAACTGCATTGCAAAGTGGTATATTAAATACAGTTATTATGGGTACACCTGCTGACAAACCAATTATAGTAGATGGTGTTGCTTATATACCTATGAGTGTTGCTAAAGCATTTGGTATGCCAGAGCATAGAGTAGTTAAAGGATATGCTAGAGTAGAAAGTGGATTGCTTGGATTGCCGTTCCAATTTTATAGTTATGCTCTAGGTGCTGTAAATAAAATAACAATGTCGGCTGCTCAAGGGCAAATGAAAAATAGAACTGTTGGGTTAGCAATGTCTCTTGGCCTTGGTATGATGGCAGTGCAAATAAAAACTCCTAGTTTTGCATTTGATGAAATGACTTGGAGAGATTGGTTTGCTAGAGGGTTTGATCAAAGTGGTATTGCTGCTTTATATTCGGATATGTTTTATCAATCGTTACACACAGGACTTGCTCTTAGCGGTAAAAATATAACTGGTGGGTTAATACAACCTAAGTTTCCTTCTGATGATGCTTATGGTGCTACGATAGGATTAGGTGGTGCAGGGCCAAGCATCGGGTATGATTATCTTGAAGCTCTTAAAGATATGATAGCAGGAGATTTTTCTGAAGGAGCTAAAAATTTAATAAGAACTTTACCTTTTATGCGGCTCTGGTTTGTAAAAGGTTCAGTAAATGAATTTACAAATAACTTTGAAGATTGGTTTTAATTGTGCGTTGCAAAGTAAAAGCTTGCGTTATAAGGCAGAAAAAAGAGGTTAAATATGACTATTAGTTTATCAGAAAACACACCGCGTATATCTTATTCGGTTAATGAAGGTGCAAGTCAAACAGCATTTACTGTGCCGTTTGAGTTTTACGCTGAAGCTGATCTTAATTTTTATGTAGATGGTACTAAGAAAACAATAGCAACACACTATACAGTATCAGGCGGTGACGGAACAACAGGGACAATAAACACAACATCTGGTAATACAGTAACTGGGATAAGCGGTGGCAGTACAGTAGTTATAACAAGATCAATAGCATTAGCTAGAACAACAGACTTTCCTGCATCTGGGCCATTTGCTATTAGCACATTAAACACAGAGCTAGATAAATTTATAGCAATTCAAGCTGATAATGATGATACTATTGATCGAGCATTACATTTAGCAGATGATGATACAGCAGTTAGTATGGAGTTACCGCTTGTAGCGTCAAGAAAAGGTACTGTTCTAGGTTTTAATGCGAGTACAGGTGCAGCAGAAGTTGGCCCTACTATAGCTAACGTTAATTCTCTCTCTGCAATTACAGCTAATATAAACACAACAGCAGGTATAGCAGCTAACGTTACAACAGTTGCTGGTATAGCTAGTAATGTAACAACAGTAGCTGGAGTTGCTAGTAATGTA